AACGACCGAGAAGGGCGTGATCGGCACCGTGACCAGCATTGGTTCAAGCGTCTTCAGCATGCTGCCCCACCTTGAGACAACCCTGCGAGTCGCCGGCCTTTGTGTCGGCCTCGCCGTCGGCGTAGTCACCCTAATTTCGGTCCTCCACGACCTACGCAAAAAGCAACAGAAAGACAAATAATATGCGCAACTGGAAAACAACACTCCTCGGAGTCCTCACAATCATCGCCTCACTCAGCACCGCTGGCCGCGAGTTTCTTGCCAATGGCAGCATCCCCGACCTCGGCCTCGTAACCGCAAGTCTACTCGCGGGCTGGGGGCTAATTGTAGCGAAGGATAATTCGGCACGCCTGTAAAACCAAGGATGAAACCTGAAACTGGAAACCTGAGTAACAAGGTAGGGCGGGGCCTCCGGACCCGCCGCTGCCCTTCACTCAAGTCTCTAACTCAAGTCTCAGCCCTAGCCGTCATCGCCCTGTCGATGACGAGCTGCGTCACCGTCGGCTACGACTTCGTGCGCCAACAAGCCACCGTCACCGTCAATCCCCCGCCCAAGGGTCACGCGAAATAACCCATGTGGACCTGGATCAAGAGAATCTTTGGCAAGAAATCCGACGCTACCCCAGCGCCGGTCTCGCCGAGTTATGTCTCCGCATCCAGGCCGAGCTTCACCGTCGAGCCGCCGCTGACGACCTACGACGAGCGCCGTCTCAGCACGCCGAACAAACAAGCCCACCGCATCAAACCGGAAGCCATCGTCCTGCATCACAGCGACGGCAGCTACCGGGGCAGCTGCGCCTGGATCACCAACCCCGCAAGTAAAGTGTCCTACCACGTCCTCATCGCCAGAGACGGCCGCCGCACCGTCTTCGCCAACGACACCGACCGCTGCTGGCACGCCGGCCGCAGCAACTGGCACGGCCGCCCCGACCTGAATAGCTGGAGCCTCGGCGTCGCCTGGGAAGGCAACACCTATTCAGATCCGCTCGGCGAAGCCGCCATGAACAGCGCCCTCGAATACCTCGTCCCCCGGATGAAGAAGTGGAACATCCCGATGAACATGGTGGTCACCCACCAACAAGTCGCCCCAACCCGCAAAACCGACATCTCCCCCGGCGACGCCGCCCGATTCAAGTCACGGCTCAAAGCCGCGCTCAACTAAACCAAAGGAGGCCCCATGTTTCAAACAGGACAAATAGGAGCCAAGCCCCGCGGCATGAATGCCGCCAACCAAGGCCAATTTCTTAACCAAGCCATGACGGGCCGCAACGCGCCACAGGGGATGCCCACCGGCGGCATGCCGTCGCAAGCCATGCCGCAGCGCGGAATGCCGCAGGCACGGCCGAGCCTGCAAAACGCATTCTCGCAATTCCAATCGGGCACCTACCAACCACGCGCAAACAATTTTGCCTTTCAGCAGCAACCGCAAATGCCCGCCGGTTTCGGGCAGCAGATGCAGGCGGCGCAGCAACAAATGCAAGGCGCGATGCGCCAGCGCCAAATGCAGAACCCCTACGGCGGCGGTATCGGCGCAGCCATTGGCGATATTCAAGCAATGTTTGGCGGCGGGGGCGGCAATATCGGCAACACCATTGCCGGCATAATGGGCGGCGGCATGTCAAATCAGCAGCGGTTTGGATTGGCGCCCTCTCCGGAAAGAATGGCCAGCGCGGCCGCGGGCGCCCAGCAATTCGGCAGCGTGTCACCAGCTCAGATGCAGCAAGCTATGGCAAACCCGTGGATGCAGCAGCAAATGGCCGCTGCGCCCTCGCGTCAGCAAATGGCGCTGGCGCAACAGACGCAACAAACAGGCTACTCGCCCGAGCAAATCCGCGCCATTCAAGCGCAGATGCAGCCAACCCAAACCGGCAACCCCATGGCCGCTCGCATGGCAGAAATGCGCCGATAACTAATGGCATTAGAAAGTCCAGTCCAACGCGACGGCGACAACGGCTTCATCGGCTTCGCCAGCCGCTTGAACCCGCTGACCTTGCCCGCCGGAATGCTGCAAGACAGCGTGAACATGCGCTTGGATCGCGGAGTCGCACAGACAAGAAAAGGCGCCAAGCGCCTCACAACGTCTATCGGAAACACAGACGCGCCGCTGACGCTCAACTTCGCGCTTGGTGCTGACGTTTCCATAAGCACCATCGCCTTCTCCGCTGGCCCTCCGGTCATTGCCACGGTCACAACGTCTGCCGCCCACGGCTACGTCACCGGCAACCAAGTCAACATCCGTGGAGCAACAGGGCCAGACGCTGCCTTCTACAACGGAGACTTCTCGGTGACAGTGACATCAACCACGCAGTTCACCTACGCGATGACCGGAGCACCGGCCAACAATGCCACCGGAACGCTCGTCGCCAACAGGGGTCCGATTGTCCGCTCAACTTACGCTGGCGGACTATACGCCGCTGGTGTCTTCGCCTCGCAGAATTACAACAATGCGAACGAATACATTGTTCTGGCGGGTAACGATCAGGCGTATTTCTACCGGCAGGGAGTGGCGATAGACGATGTCGGCTACCCTTCCTCACCAGACGAGACCGTTGAGGCCACCGACACGGTGAGCATCGTGCAAGCCTTCGACCGACTTTACATCCTCCGCGAAGCCGATCGCACCGTCAGCGGCTGGAGCGACAAGCTGACCACCGCGTCCGGCATCACCGTCAGCGGAACCACGGCGACCGTCAACGTCAACGCACACGGCTTGACGGCAGGCATGCGCGTCCGCATCGAGGGATCGACGGTCTCTGCATTTGACGGCCACGAATACGACATCTTGGGCGGCGCCGATGCGCCAACGACCAACGCTTTCAAAATCACCGTGCCGAGCGGAACGGACAATGCCGCTGTGGCTGACATCAAGGTCCGCCGAGTAAAGCCCCCGATCTACTGGGATGGCATCACGGCATCGTTTGTCAGGGCGCCCGCAGGCGTTCCGTCCGAGGGCGTTAGCTATACCAAAATGCCGAGCGTTGGCTGGGCGAGCTACCACAACAACCGCCTATGGATCGCCAAGAACCGCGACACGGTGGGCATCTCGGACGTTCTCGACCCAGATTTGTTTGATCCTTTCTTCAATAGCTTCCGCGCTGGAGCGGGCGGCGATGACCGCATTGTCGCCGTCCATCCGTGGGTTGAGGGACAAGCTCTCGTTTTTGGCAGGAAATCCATCTGGCTCGCCACGCTCAATCAATTCGCCTCAACCGATGGCAGCGACTTTTCCGTAGACACTCCGGTGTCACAGCTCACGCTCCTCACCAACGAGATCGGATGCAGCGCAAGGAACACGATTGTCACCGCCGGTAACTTTGTCTTCTTCCTCTCGGACGCAGGCATCTACCGCCTAGACCGCGCCCTAGACCTCAAGGTTCGCGGCGACACCAAGCCTCTCAGCGAACCTATCGCCGACCTGTTCAGCCAAGTGGTGCAGGCCCGCGTGGAGAAGTCGGCTTTTGGGATCTGGCACAACAACCGCTATTTGGTCGCGCTTCCTACCAGCGCCGAGCCGCTTGATGGCAACCAGCTCGTTGTCGCATGGAACGCCCTGACAGACACATGGGAATACCGCGACACCTATCCCAGTAGCGCCTCGGTCAACCAGATCCTTGTCTCCACCTACAACAACCAGCGCCGCGTCTTCAGCATCCCACGTTCCGGCAACATTTACCTGCTGGAAGAAGTTAATACCGCCGTGGACGACGAATCAGAAAGCAGCCTGAGTGGCAGCAATCCGGTGGTCGGCAGCATCAAGACACGCCGATACGACTTCGGCGACATGCACTCCAAGCGGTTCCTCCGCACCATCGCCGATGTGGTCATTCCGTCAGGCGCCAGCGTCAGCACCAAAATAAAGACCATCAACCCTGACACCGAGACCACGGTGGGCGCGCTGACCAATAGCACCGGCAGCTTGGAAGACTACAACATGAAGTCTCCGGTGCGCTACAAAGCGCACGCCGCCGAAGTCATTTACGAAACCTCCGGTGGGCGGCCGGAAATTAGATCCGCCAGCATTGAGGCCAGCCCCAAAAGCCAGCCTCCGACCGAAACCCGATCCGCAGCATAACCTATATGGCCTCCTACAAATATACCTTCACCTCTGGCGATACGGTCACACCGGCCCGCCTCAATGATGCACGCGATGTCTTTGACATTGTCAACGGCGACGTAAAGAGCGATGCGGCGATTGCTGGAACCAAAATCGCACCGGATTTTGGAAGCCAAAACATTACAACAACTGGCAACGCACAGTCCACGAATGTCACCGCTTTGGGTTCTGGCTTTATCGGCCTTCGTCAACGCTGTCACGCCGATGCGGGCGCAGGAAGTCCAGAGCTTATCTCAAGCAGAAGTCGCGGCACTGCATCGTCTCCAACCATAGTTGGCAGTGGCGACAGCCTTCTGTTTATTGCTGCACAGGGTTATGATGGCAGCACTTACCGCAACGCATGCTTTATTGGCTGCGACGTTGACGCAACACCAGGGTCGAGCGACATGCCTGGTCGCATTGTATTTTCTACATCGCCGGACGGAAGCGCGTCGCCAGTTGAGCGCATGCGGATTACTTCGGCAGGCCGCGTTGGGATTGGAACGAGCATTCCAGAAGCTCCATTGGAGGTATTCATCTC